CCCCAAAGGTGGGAATACCTTATTTTCAATCAAAAAAGGTGATGGTAAAGATACTAAGCAAATAGATTTCATAAGTTAATGCTTGTGCCCTCCCTTGCGAGAGCGCTCCCTTGCTTTTCCTAACGCTTTCTCAAGGGTTGAATAGCCTTGTCCAAGGGATTTACTTTTGACTGCATGATCTACGGCTTTTTTATCAGTCAGTTGTTTCCCTCCGATTACAGTTGGGATATTGTAATATTTATTATCTATCCCCACCGTGATACTCTTTTCATGTGACATTGTTCTGCCTCCTTATAATTGCAGTCTGTCTCTACTCCCATCCCATTGCAACATTGAAAAGTCCACATGCCGACACTTAACCTCTGTATCGACATAGATAGGGATATGCGGCCTAACTTTCTCACAGAAATAAAAGTCTTCTGAAACGCCCGTAGGTACTCTACCCTGTGTCCAGTCAAACCACGGCTGCGGTATCCGCTTAAAGACTTCCAACTGGATAAGGCAAGCCCCCATACCGATTACCATGTCTTGATGAGAAAAGAGAGGTGTTTTTTCTAGTACCTCTCTCGATACAGGGGCATACCGTGCTCCGCCATTTTGATTCTGCTGTATCCATACTCCAGGCAATTCATGTTTAGAACCATAGATAGCCGCTACTATAGGTAATTGATGCTGATATAGCCGGACAAGCCCATCAGCCGGAAGGATTACATCGGAGTCCAAAAAGAAGAGATGGGTAGCACCCGTAGCGATAGCCTGTTGGGTTAACTCTTCTCGGGCCCTATCTATTGGAAGTCCCCGATTCGAGATGATATTGAATGGGATAGGCGACTGCAAAATTTTCTGTGCAATCGCCCATTCATAGGTCACTAATCCCGTATGCGGGGTTGCAATGATAAGCTGTTCTTGTGTTACGGGTTCCCAAGCGCCGACACCGATTGTTCTGCCCTCCCTTATGAAATGTTAGCTGATTAATCGCCAGCAGCGATCCAGTTTACAGTCCCAGAAAGGTTAGATGCCGCTCCTAAATCGGTATAGGTATAGAGGTCAATAGCATGACCACTCCCTACTGCCCGCACACTTACTAAACCAGATGCTATTGTGGCCAATGTCGCCACTACCGCTGTCACGGTAGATAACCTTGTCGACACAGACAATATCGACCCGGATACTCCTGTGGTGCCTACATCATGCCGATTTCCGGCTGCCATATGGGTATCCGTGATGATGTTATCCTGAAAGCTTGATCCCGTTACCCATCCAGACTGAACAAAACCTGAAAGAATAACCGGACCTACTTCGTTCCCAGCCTGACCCCAAAAAAGGCCAGAACCATATAGTGAAATTCCATCGTGATGAGTTACACCGATCTTAACCCCCTCCTTTCTGATTTCACGCCGAAGCGCAGTCTATGACCAAAATCAGTCAGGTTAATTATTTGCCTTTCTTCTTTTTCTTTTTGCCTTTACCTTTACAGGGTATCGTTACGCTCCTGAACTACCGTAGACACCACGCCACCCACTGAAACCAGCAGAGAACCGCATAAATCCTTTAAACTTGGCATCTCCGGTATCGAAATCATCGTCATTATCCATTCTGAGTCTTTCTCTCCAGAAAAAGTTTAGGTAATGATCGTCCTTCCCGCCATTAAGGAACCAAGCATCGTTATCAGACATGAAGTGGCTAATGAGATATTTCAATTCCTCATCTACCAAAGCATTGATCTCGTTATCGGCAGTATGGGGCTTCTTTTCTGAATTAAGCAATTCCCTTGCCATCCACTTATTCTCAGGGGCAATAACGAGCATCCGAGGTTTGATCATAACGTTAATGTCTCGATCATCCGTGGTATTCTCCAGATTTTCTACTGCTGCCTGAAGAGAAGTCACCGAGAGGTCTACATCGGTAGTTGGTTTATTCGCATAGGGGCCAGAGCCCGTTGTACGAGCGATATTGGTATGAGCCGTACTGCATAACTCCACACCATCGATGCCGGTAAAGCTGGAATTAAAAGCCCGGTTAAAGACATTCCAAGCCACAACCTCGATGGTTTGGTGAGCAGACCGAGCAAGGGCTGTGGGCATACGCCGGATAATCCGATACAGATCATCCTCATAAAGCTCATGAGTAACACGGAAACCTAACCCATAGGACACATGAGTATAGCGCTGCCTTACATTGGCCTGGAAAGGGCTATCATAAGTAGTCGGTCTCCCCTCGGGTTTCTCAGGCATACGACCTAATCCCGTAACCTCGGAATCCTCTTCATAAGCCCGTTGTGAACTGTCAACATTGAATACCTGGGAGTACTCATCGGGCCGTTGTCCATATTTCTCAAAAAATATCTTCCTCATACCTGGGGCAAGCAGATGGGAGAACGCATTTTCTCTTGCGGTAGCCATTTATCTATCTCCTTTCGAGGAAACTTCCCTCGTTGTTAAACCAGCACCGGGTCAGCCAGGATACCGGAACTTCTGTAATTATAGAGTTGGCATTTCTGGGGTACTACCAGAAAATGAACCTTGCCATAGAAGGAAGGAACGACATCGGTATTCTCAAAGCCGACTACCCTTACCATGACTTCCCGGCCGGATGTTTTAGCTGCATCTACATAAGTTCTGCCAGACAAGGTTGTGAGTCCATAAGCTTTCCCCAGATCGGTTGCGGCAGTCTGGGCATTGGCCGATGTCGAATGTCCAACATTTCCCATAAAAACGACTTCAGGAGTAGCTAGCCATACGGCACTAAAGTTAGATACTGCGCCAGAGGCATCTTGAGCGGCAAAACCCAATATTCCATAACCAGAAGCATCAACTCCGGCGGCGGTTATCCCTACGGCGTTGGCTCCGGCGGAACCTGATAAAGAGATCATCTCTCCATCAAGGAACGATTCACTAGCGCCAAGTTCAGGGAAATCCCAGACGGGAGGTGGGCCACCATGCAACGTAGCAATGGGCCTTACTTTTATCAAATCTGCCATAGATGATCCATGAACATTTAATCTACTCATAGGATTCTCCTATTCTTCAAAGGTTTTAACACCTTGCTTTGCAGCTTCTTGGTGGAAGCTCTCAGTGGTGCTTCGGGTCATTTGTTCACAACGAGCTTTCTTTTGTGCCTCTCGTTGTTCTCGTTTTTCTACCGGCATTCGTGCAAGGATCAGATCGCCGTAAGGATTCTCTTGCCCCGGCACTACTTCGTAGCCTAAAAGTTTCTTCCTATCTAAATTAACTGCGCGGACATTCAGACCACGGTAATAGTATTTATCTGGGTCAGTCTTTAAATGTTCCCAGGGGTCCATTGAGGCATCGTTGAGTGACGGTGTTTGGTATAGGTCTTCCCCAATCTTTAGAGAAGGCTCTTTACCAGGCTGTGAAAGATCAGATATAACTTGGTAAGCATGACCACCATCAACCGGGAAGCCTTTGGCGTGCTCTCTCAGAGCAGCAACCTCAGCTTCAAGTTCGGTCATTCTTTGCTCGTTGGCTTCCTTACGAAGACGATTCGTTTCTCTGGCCTTTGCTATTGCGGCCTTTTGAGCATCAGTTAAAGGCTTTCTCTTTCTATTTCCACTTTGCATATTCTTCCTCGGCTTTTGATCGGGTTACGTCAGGGAACATTTTATAGGCGATGGTTTTCTCTTGGGCAGTCAATGGGGATTCTTTCCCTGGTGTTTCTGGTACACCAGCCCCTTCGAGTAATGTTCCCTCTTTCACTTGCTGCTCCTTTTCCCATTTAACTCTCAGTTCCTTCTCCATATCTTCCACGTGCATCCCTTTAACCATCTTATAAATCTGTGGGATAACATGGGGCGTCTGGCGAAGCTGAGGATACTGGTCAAGGATAGCATCAATCTCAGGTTCGTATTTGGCAAAATCAGGGTCTTTTCGGAGAGTATCTTTCTGTGTCTCCACCATACCCTGCCCCAGAGGTTCTATCGCCTTAGCAACTACCTTCTTGATAGTCTCCAGGGGCTTCTCCCAGAAAAGGCTATCCTCATCCTCTTGTGGCTCTGGTTCCTTTGCTGGGGGAGGCTGATTTGCCGAACGCTCTAACTCTGTCACCCGTTGAGACTTTTGGGTTAAAGCACTTTCTGATTCCTGATAAGCCTTAATCAGCTCATCCTGATTCTTAAACCGTTTCAAGATGAGTTCCTGATCGCCATCTTTCTTATCGGTTGGTTCTACCGGAGAGCCCTCGGATGGTTTGGGTTCCTCTACGGGTTTTTCTTCTACTGCATTTTCCATCTTGTTCTCCTGGATAAAGCAAAAAAAAGCCCTGACAGAAGTCCACAGTGGGGTTGCTTCTGTCAGGGCTTTTTGGTAACTCTTGCGAGTCCTTAAAGTTCCCTTATTTCGTTGCCCCTGTTCCCCCAGGTCGCAACCTAGAAGAACTGAGCGCAGGGCGGGCGCCTACTACTTTATTTTCTTGTATGCCTCTATAGCACCGATACCTCCTTGACTAATATCCAATGTTACATGACCAACGTAATTAGATTTAATACACAAAATATATTTTTTTACTCCTGTTGTCAAGTTTACCGATAAATCTCTGTCAGGGGATAACACCATTATACCATCGGTTTCAACTAAAGACAAATTACAAGTATCTACCCCTACATTAATATCCACTTAGATAAATCCTAACCGGCAATTACAATTAGGACAAACCTTAAGGGCCGTGTCGTTAACATAGGTTTCATATTCCTCTGCGTGCTCTTCACAACAGTAAGGTCTTCTATATATCCTTACTTTGCCTACAAAATTATCCACAACAATTTCGGTCGGCTTTTTGTCACAGCCTTCGCCAGTTTCGCATTTGGAGTTCTTAGTTATTTTACGCATATATTACTCATCCTCTGCTTCATAGGTAGCAACCAAATCTTCCACGAGTGTAAATATTGTATCGTAGCCTTCACAAAGGCCCTGGAGGAAAAAGAGGTCTTCTGGTGATTTTGCCCGATGGAATTTCCCATCTGCTGTCTGACGTTTATTCAGCACCGCCGCCAAAAAGACCGGCCAGCCCTGATGCCTCTGGAGGTCCTTCAGTAATTGTACCTTCTCCCTGTCCACCTATCAATGCTCCTAATTGGCTTACCATATCGGGTGCAGGTTGCCCATTCCGAGCAGCCTTGATAATATCCGGCAATTCGGGGACATAATCCGAGACATCGACTTTCTCAAAAGACCGGACGATCTCAGTAGCAATATTATAATAAGACCGCACAACATCCATAACGAACCTCTTAACATCATCCGGCATATTAACCTGGGGGGCATAGATAATATTGATAAAGGTAAACATCTTCTCATAGATAGCGGATAATTGCTGTAAGAGCATAATATTGGACTGTTTCTCGATCTCCTTATTAACCGTCAGAGATGTCGCGATAGCATAGAAGCTAAACTCTTCCCGTACATTCTTAATATCTTCCGGTAAACCAAATTCATCCTGCAATGCCCCATCTTCATTCAACATCCGAAAAACCTTATCTGGGTCATAATACTGGTATAACTCAATTAGTTGGTAGGCCAATTCTTGCATCGCCTGGCGGGTCTGCTTAATGATAAGGTCAAAGTGCTTACCGGATTCTTGTAAGAGTGCCAGGGTGCCTGTCGCTGTTGCCCTAGTCTTGAGGATCGAGCTATCTCGGCCAAGGGTATAATCTGTCACCTTAGTACGCCGTTCATGGTAATCCCGCAATAGGTTGTGGATCATAAAATTCGACTGGTGGATTTCCCCCAGAGAGAACTCCATTAAATCAGTCTGGGGGTCATCAAGCCAAAAGACTTTCCCCGGATAGATTTTCCCTATCTCTTTCCTTGCAGATTTTCGCCCTTTAAAGCATTTTATGTTGGCTTCGGTAGCATTATCAATAGTCTGGTTAAAGACTGTGTTGGTAGCAGCCTGTAGGTGTTCTGACATCTCTGCAATCCCTTTTCCCCAGATACGGTTTGTCCTTTTCATAAAGGTTAAAGGTATAAAAGGCCGTTGCCGGTAAGCCGGTGGCTGATGTATAACCCGTAAGAACGTCTGGGTTCTATCTTCCAATACTCCGACCAAAGGTTCATAATAGCCATCATTATCAATGTCATACCGAAACCATATCTCCCAGAGCCGATAGCTTGCTAGGTCTGTGGGGGCCGTTCTAGTCAAGCCTTCTACCTTTTCCTTTTCAGTGTTCAGGTCAACGCCAGTGGACTTTGTATCGTACCCAACATCAAAGAGGTCTTTTACCTTGTCGACATTTTTATATAGCCCTAGTTTTTCTTTTGCCTGGAGGTCAGGCAGGGTTGGTCGGATACGCTGTGCGACAAAGCTACAGGCTTGCAGTGAGGTAGCATTAGAGGGGAACAAGAGGTCTTCTATGCAGATTATCTCAAGACTCGCACGGTCTGTCGTTTTAAAGTCATATCCTTCATCAGTCCTTATTTTCTCTCTATTATATAGCCAGATAGGTTTACCATAAGCAGTACCCATCTTATTCTTTTCCAAAAACCAGGCACTACATTTATCAAAGAGATCAAGTTCATCGGTCAGGGCATCAAGGAACCGCTCTATCTTAGAACATTTATCCCGGTCAACCCCTGTTTTCTTAGGTTTAATCTGGATATAAGGCCGGATAGTGAGGGAAGCGTTAATTTCACGAGCATGGATAGTCTCAACGGCGATAGGTGTTACGGGGACTGATATATTGGAAGACTTCTCCCAGGGAAAGTCCTTTTTTGCTAGGATTTCTTCATACTGATTAAGCCAGATGAGCCAGCGTTGCTCCTGGGTGCTACGATCTTGCAGGGCAATTTCTATCT